GGTTGATTTATATTCCAATTATCTATACTAAAATACTCTGTTAAAGAATTTATACAGTTTAAAATTACTTCATTATTATTAAAATTAGGTAATACTATTATATCAAATTCACAAGTTATATTAATAATATAAGCATCTTTAATTTTTATAGAATCATTTATCATTCTATATTCAGATAAATAAGTTTTTAAATTTTGTTTTAAAGTTGAAGAAGCTGTTCTTAATGTTTTATTTGAATTATAAGATAAAACATACATATCTAAAATTGTAGGTAATTCACCTATTCCATATTCTGCTACTTTAGTAGGTTGAATAAAAGCTTTTGCTATAGTACCTATATTAGCGGGCATACTTAATGCTCTAATTAAATAATCTTGTTGTGTAACAGTTCTTAGTTGATTTTGAAAATTACCTAAAGCATTTTGTCTAATTTCTTCAACTGTATCTGCACCTTGTCCCCCATCTGCTGCTAATATATTATTTGTTGCTAAAGAATTAAATATAATATTAGCTAATGGAGTGTTTGTAAGATCTGGGTTTTTAAATACTACTCCTTCATTATTAAAATTAGTTAATGTGCCAGATTCAACATTGGCAGATAATCCGCCCCCTGTTAAATATCTTATAGTTAAAGTTGTATTAGCAGGTGCAATACCATAAGTATCAGTAAACATAAAATTTAAAGGAGAATAAGCTGCTGTTAATTTGTCTTTTGAAAAAGCTAATCCTGTACCCACATTATCAGGGTTTGGAACTAAATCTTCATCATTGTCAGTTACAGTTCCTGCTCCAAAGCCTAATTGAAGGGTAGTAGAATTTAAAAATCTTGTTGTAAATCTTCTTTGAACTTGTTTTAAATTTAATAAATTAGGAGCATCATCTTGAATTGCATTTGGATCTGTATATGAAGCATTTATTTTTGTAGTAAATACAGTATCCTGTGCTAAATTTAATACTTCATGCCATTGGTTTCCATCACTATCAAAACAATCTAAGACATTGATAATACTAGAAGCATTTATATTTACTGTTGGGTATTTAGAAGGAGCGTTAAATACACTTTGTATTGAATTAATAGTCCCCGATATTGCTTTTCTCGTTTTCTTTAGTAAAAATCTTTGGGGTGTATTAGCTGATAAAGAGTAAATAGAAATATCCGTTGGATCTTGAGAGGAAGAAACAGAAAAATCACAAACATCTTCTGTTATAAAATTAATACTAGCATTTTCATTAGAAGTTAATTGAAAACCACTTGGGATTTTTAAAGCATAATCAAAATCAGGTACAGATGCTCCATTAACATCAATTTTATTAGGTAATAATTGATAAATAGCAACATCTACAGTTGCCGCAGTTGTAACTTTAGGTTTAGAACCTAACATATAAGCTAAATCAAATAAATTTTGTTCTTGTCTAGCATATTGTATAAAAGTTTCTTGTATTTGATTATCTAAATAAAAGGATAAAACATCTCCTACATAAGCAGCCATTTCAATAAATAACATTCCTGTTGAATCTGTAGAAAAATCATTATAAGTGTTAGGAAAATATGTTTGCGAATAATTTATAAGAGAATTTCTAAAACTATTAAAATTTCTTTCAGTATATACTATATTTCTATTTAAATTTGCCATTATTGTATTGCTATATTTATTTCATCCTCTACTCCTATATTACTAATTATATAATTTATAAATAGATTTATTGTATTTGTATCTGGTTGATTATCAAAATTTATATTTTTTATAGTTATCTCTGGAAATTGTAATGTTACGTTATCTTTAATTCTTGTTGTTATAGCACTATTAGTTCCATCATTAATTCCTTCCCCTATAAAATCCCTTAAATTTGCACCAAAAAGAGGTTGCATAACTCTTTCACCTTTGTTGGTTAATAACCAATTAACTAAATTAGTTCTTATTACTTCTTTAGTTGTGTAAGTTGGATTAAACACAGCTCTTCCTGATAGGGGTAAACTAAAGCCTAAGGCAGCACTACCACTACTAACTGTTGGAAAAACATTACTTACAATTTGAGCCATTATTTACTATTCATTAAATTCATTATTTGGTCCATACCCACATTACCTGCAGGAAGAGAACCATTAGCCATATCCATTCCTGGATTTGGTCTAAAAGTTTGTGCATCATTACTTGTAAAAGAATTTGCAGTTTCTCCTAAAATATTTTTATAAGCATCTCTTTTATCTTGAGCTGACATTACTGGAGTAGTTGGAGGAGTTTTTGGTGATGATTGAGTAAAAGATTCTACTATAGGAGTCTGTGATACTACCTTTGGGGATTTTACTGCCTCTAAGAGTATATCTTTTAATTCTTCTTGTATTACTTCTCTAACAGTTTCTTTAAGTACTTTTTTTAATTCTGTTAACTTCATTGTTAGTTTTATTATAAATATTAATAATTTATGTTTTTATATCAATTATAATCCAGTAGGTATAGGTAAACTATTTCTACCAAATTCAAAATACCACTTATCAGCTATTGTTAAACCTCTATTTGCATCTTTTAAATCAAAATAAGTACTTGAATTTGGATTACCCCCACTAGGATACCAAAATGGTAATTCAGAAGCTATTTGGGCGTTTCCATTATACCATACTATCCCTAGCGTATTTAAAAGTTTTAGAAAAACTTTAGTTTTTGCATATGCTTTTCTTTGTTCAAATGTTAAACCATCTTCAGCAGTATTAAAATCAGGTGGGAGTAAATTATCAGGTCTTAAATTTACAGTTTCAACAATATCAATTTCAGCATCATAAATAGCTTCCAATTCAGCAGATGATATTAATTCTGTAGATGTTCCATTTATATAAATTCCATTAATAATAGGTTGATTATAACCTATTCCCTTAGAATTAAAATATTCTTTTAAAGGATCATTAAAACTATAAGGTCTATCTGATAAAAATAAATAATTTGCTACTTCAAAAATAGCTTGCATAAGAGGTTTTCTTTTAGCCATTTCTGGTCTTAAACTTATAAATTCACTTCCTATAGTATTATCATTAAATAAATTTTCAGCTGTTGCTGCTAATCTTTCTGAATATGGGTATAATTTATTATTTGAATTGTTAGCAAAATCTCCGTCATTTTGCCATCTTTTTTCACTTGAATTATAACTTTTTCCTATATTATCTGCGGCATTTAATAAAGATCGAGCTTGTGCTCTTATTTGTGATATAGCCCCATTTAATAGTTCTTCACTTACAGTTTTAGCATAATCTGCTAAAAATAATTTTTTAATAGTAGAATCTAATACTCTATCACCCTGTTGCCATTCATATCCTTCATTAGCTACAGCTTGTTCTAAAACAGTTCTTGAATTATCAAATGCTTCCTGAACTAATGTAGGATAATAACCTTTATTAGGTCCTTGATCTTGTGATAATTCCCAAGCTAATTCATATAATTCTTCAGCTTCTTCTCTACTAGCACCATAAATAGACATTAATATAACAATTTGTCCTTCTTTAAATATAGCTTTTAAAGGATCTTCTGCTGGTTCTGGGGGTGGGAATATTAAATCTTTAGTATCAATTAACCATTTCATCTCATTAACTAAAACTAAATTTGATGAAGAAAAAGATTCATCTCCTAATAATGTTTCTACAAGTGCATTTTCATTATAAAATTCTCCATCTATAACAGATTCTTTATTTTGTGCTATTATTTGTTTTTTATCAAATGAAAAATCTGTAGATAAAAAATTTAATCTTAAATAATAATCTCCATATAATAATCCTGGGGGAGTTGTTAGTATTTCTTCTAATGCTTCGTTAGTTAATACTCCTACAAAATTTTCAGTTGTTGCCTCTAAATCTTCAGCTGTAATATTAGGGTCTTTTTCTATACAATCATTTAAAACAACATCAAATTCATTTAATTTAGTAATTACTTCTCCAACATCTTTTTTAATTATATCTAAAGCTTCAGGAATTGAATCTAAGGATGCTTTTTCTTTATCTATTAAAGTCCCTAAATTATCTAAAGCATCAGAAAAATTATTAAATACATTTAAAGGTAAACCTACACCAGGAGGAACAGATGAGGGTGCTGGGATTTGCTTTATTATAGTTTTTCCAGTATTTAAAGCTTCAGCTGCTATTTCAGAACCTTTTGCTACTTTATTTAAAGTAGCTATTTTTTGTTCTATTTGTTCTAAAGCACCATTAATTTCATTTTTTTGAATTATTAATTTTTTTAATTCATCAGTTGTTGGGCAACCTTCTTTAAATTTATCAATTAATACATCTAGGGATTTGTTAAACTGAAATGTTGCTCTAGTTATACTAGTTACAATTTTTGATATAAAATCTGCTAAAGCCATTATAAAGTTCTTGTTGTTTTTGATTTATAACTTTCAATTGAGGTTAACATAGTTTGAGCTTGTAATCCTACTTTAGTTGCTGATTGTGCAACTGCTATATTAGGTTGATATGGAACTGGTGTACCAACTGTTCCTAAAGCTGACGTTAATGAAACAACGTTATTTAATAATTTTTGAAAATCATCTAAAAATTTATCTCCCAATATTAAAGGTTCAGTAGTACTTTCTTCTTTATCTCCTAACATTATTTTAGTTCCAACTTTAACAACAAAGTTAGATGGAGTATCAAAATTAAAACCTTTTTGAGCTCCAAAAGATATTGTTCTTGCAGAACTAAGTAAAATATGATCATTTTTAGAATTAAATAATAAACGACCTGAATTAACAATAACTTGAGAACCATTATATGAGCTAGGGGAGCTAGGAATTTCACCAAAAGCGGGTGTGTAGGAACTATAATCAGTACTTGCTGCACCTATAGGTATTTGTTGATTTGATGTTAAATATAATGAAGATTTATCTGTATTTATATTTTCTACTTGTGGGATCCAAGAATCATCCTGTGTTTGGGTTTGTCCATTTTTTAGAATAATAATAGGTTCTCCATTTACTCCACTATCTGACCAAGGATTAAAAGGTGTTGAATTATTTACTGTACTCCCAAATCTTATAGTATTACCCCATCTCCCTTCTATTAAAACATCTCCTTCAAAAGGTTGTAAATTTCTTATTCCTGTTCTTTCTTTAAAAGTAAAACCAAAATTAATATCTTCTATATTAGTATCAGATGATACTTCTACTCCAGCTTCAGTTTTAGCATAATTTTGACCTTGGGTGGGTTTAGTAGCAAGGGAATTTGGAGAAGCATTATGATGTATGCTATTCCATATATTAATACTTTGAAAATAATAATATGCTTTGCCAGTAGATGGATTTGTTTGGGTAGTAGCATTAGGTAGTGAAATTATATAAACTATTTCATTTACTAAGGGTAAAAATGTTATATTAGAATATAGGGGACTAGCAAAGCTTAAAGTAGATAAAGACTTTCCTGATGGGTTAGATAGTTCTTCAAATAAAATACCACCTATACTACTATATTCTCCATATTCTTTCCAATTAATAGGATAATCTTTTCCATTTAAAGAAACAAATTTAACTCTTACAGGTATTATTTCTGGTCCTTTTGAAGATTGTAAATTTAAAGGTTTTAAAGAATTTAACCCCGTAGGTGTTCTAGCCATTTTTATTTTCTTTATTAATTCTTTCTAATTTATCCATTTCTGCTAATAATTCAGCTTTTTCTTCTTCTGATATACCAAATTCACCTTCATCATTAGTGTTATTAACTGCTCTTTGAATTATAGTAGCCATTTTTATTAATCGTTCATCATTTTTTACACCAATTTCTAAATATTCTTTTATTAAAGGTACTATTAAGGTAGCATCACCTATTTCTTGTATTAAAGGTTTTAACTCACTTATTAAAGATGTAATTTGTTGTTTTTTAGTGGTTTGATTTTCATATATCTCATGTAGAATATCTGAGAATTTTTTATTACCAAATACTATTGAATCTAGTTGTCCCATAATTTTTGATTATAAATATAAAAAATTTTAGCTTTTAAGATGAAAAATAACCACTTTCTGAAAATATAATATATTTTTCTTTGAATACTTTGTATAGTTTATTAGCTATTTTAGTTATTTTAGGAGTTTTTACATCGATCATTTCTCTTATATAGATATAAAGTGCTTTTTTATTAAAAACATCTATAGCATCTCTTTTTCTAAATAATTCTAAAATACAATCAGCTATTTGAGCATCATATTCCTTAGGAAAATAGTCAAAAATATTTGTAGTCATATGTTTTACATATAAATCAACAAAAATAGATAATCTATCCCCTTCTTTATATCCTTTATTAAATAACTCATCTCCAAAATTATTATCTAACTCTACAAATTTTTGTGATGATTGTTCTAATTTAGTATTTAATATAAAAAAGGAATTTTCTCCAATATCCAAATTTTGATGTTTAGATATATCTCCTATATCAATAGATTCTATTTTTTTCTTATAATTTTTTTGGTTATATACTATTAACCATCTTTTTACAATAGTACCAAAATATGAATAAGCTTTTGCTCCTTTACTAGGATCAAACAAATGAATTTTATCTAAAAGAAATACCATAATCTCATGTTGTAAATCTTCTAAATTTTCAACCCCATCTGTATAATAAAACTTAAAAGTGTGTATTATATTTTCAGTTAACTTATAAAAGGGATAATGTATTTCTCTGGAGTATATATTACTTTTAAATAATGAATCTTTACTTGTATTATAAGCAACAATAGCATCTTCTGTTTCTTGAGTAAAATAATTTCTTTTCTGTCTTTTTTTCTTAGCTTCTCTTATTATATTATCCATGTGTCATAGGTTATAAATCTTTAATTTTAAATCCATTTAATAAATCCTGTATTGTCATAACTGTTTTAAAGAAAAAACCTATTTCATCATCACTCTTAAATCTCCCCTGAGCGTCTAATTTTTTTAATCTTACATCTGATACTTCTATTGCTTTAGAAATCTTATTTAAATATTTCATATATTCAACTAAAATGTCTTCTTGTTGTTCATTCTTTTGCATTAAATTAAAAACTGCAAATCCTAATACTATTACTAATGCTGAAAGAATTGATATTATTATTGTTTCCATATTATAAATTATCTAACATATTTTTTAATCCTGGGCTTGATAGATTACCTAAGGCTTTAGATTTAGTTGTTTTATTAGAATTTATTGAGAAATTATTAGTTTTTACAGGTGTGGGATTTTCAAATTTAGGTAACCACTCTATCTCAAATTCAATTCTAGCTGCCATCATATCTGCTTGATGTAATATAAAAGGTAAAGATGTTCTTGGTTTTTGTTCTGGCATATAACCTTTTAAATATTTATCATTAGCTGAGTCGTATAATCCATCATGAGTTTGGATAGCTACCATCTCATTAAAAGTATACTTAATATCATGTTGTTGGAGAAGAAATAATGATCTATCAGGAACTGCAGAAAATGCTAATTTTTTATTAAACATATAATCCTCTCCTAATTTATCTTTTCTCCATTTATCAGTTTGAGGAATATATGCTTCATGGTCTGCATCACCCATTTTACCTAAATCATGATTAATAGCAGAAAATACTAATTCTTCAATTGTAAAAGTATTAATATCTGCTCCTTCTTCTTTCCATAATTCATATTGTTTAAGAGCACATCTAACTACTCTATTAACATGGTCTATATATCCTCCTGGAAAAGCATTATGATATTCTTTTTTATGTGCTGCTGGCATTAATATTAAACGTTCTTGGAATTTAGTATAAAACGCTAATAATTGTGTTTGTCTATCACCCTTAATATATTTTTTTATATTAGAATGAAATTCTTCCCAATTAGACTGTATTTTTTCTGCTGTTAGTTTCATAACCTTTTATTTTTAATTATAGTGTTTCCTCTTCACGTTCAATAAATCTCATTAAATTTGATGAAGTGTCTTGTAATCTTTTAATTACATCCCTAAAATCTTTTATATCGGCATTAGGTCTACTTAAAATGAATAATAATGTTTTAAAATCTCCATCTAGTTTTTCCACCAACCTTATGCATGTGTTTTTATTTCTCATAATTGTTTATTTATTATATTCTATATTTAATCTCTTTATTATTTATCCTTTATATTAACATATGTACCTTAATACCTAATATTAATTTATATCCAAGATATATAAAATATTTGAGGAATCCAAGTTATTCTGAAAGATAATTTAGAATTTTTTGAAGATGTGCACATTTTTCATATTCTTCGGTTTCTATAAAAAAATTAATTCCTAATTTTAATGAAGTATCTAAATATTCATCTGCATAAGTGTTTATTCCCTTTTTATGATCTTTATTATTTAAATCAATTTTTTTTATATAAGACCATGCTTTATTATATGTAACAAACTCCCCAGCTTCTTTAACATCATTTAAATCTAAATCTTTATTAGATTTTTGAAAAAATTTCATTATTTTTTTATTAAAATTTATATGATTTAATATTAATTTTTTATACATCCCAACCCAGTAGATAGGTGTATTTTTAAAATCAATATGTACTTTACCATTATCAATTCCCTCTAAATCATCATTAGGGCTAAATAAGTGAAAAATATTGTCTAGATTTATCATATAGTATAAATATAATACTAATATATAAAAAATCCAAATTACCCCTAAAGGGATCCACCACCACCGGGCTTATACGACTTGCCCTGTTAAATGCCGTTTAGCTAGGGTACCTCTTAGGCAGCCATTGCTAGTTCAACTTGTTCGCCAGTTATGCGTATGATCTTCATTATATCCTTACTTTATGTCAAATACCTGTACATCCCCGTATTTTATTGTCTATATTTAGTGGAGATGGTGGGAATCGAACCCACGTCCAAAAAAGCAGCTAATATAACTATAAACGATCAAATATAAATATTATATATTCCAATCTTCCTCAGCAATTTGCAATGCTAAAAGAGGAGACATACTTCCATCTGATTTAGACATAGTTATTAAAGCATAATACACAACTTCAGTTAATTTTTGTTGTTTATTTACTCTATCTAATATTTGAGATATTTCTATTATCTCATCACTTCCTATTTTATCTAAAAACTCTTCTTGAAATTTATCCATTTTATTATTATTATTTATAGGGTAAATATACGAAAGCTTCCTTGGGAAACCAAATGTTTCCGCTATTATCTATTTAAATCAGCATCAAAAAAGAACATTTGCCACAATCTACCAGTTTCTATATTATGTCCAAAATACCCCATTGAACTATGTATAGATTGCCCATCAAAAATTACCATTCTATTATAAACATTCCCAAATGTATCAACATCTTCATATAAAGTTCCATCTACAAAAGTTTGTTGTTGGGGAAAATAATCAAGTATATTTTCACTTTGGGATGTGTGGTATATTTTAGATTTTTTATTTGCTACAACTTTAGTTCCTGTTTCAAAAGGTGCATTTGGTGTAAGAAAAATCATAGCAGCCCATTGTTGCTCATCAGCATGATAAACTAAAGGTGGGACACCCCCACTACAAAAACCACTTTGAAATACTCCACAAATAGAATAAACATCAGCCCAATTAGTAATATTACAACCCATTGTTTCTTCAATTTTTTCTTTTACTCCATCAAATACAAATTGTTTTCTAGTTCTCCAACCAACCCCCCCATGACCTTTATCCCAATACATTTGCCCTAAAGCATAGTTTCTAACAGCATCAGGATCTTCATAAAAATTATCAATTATCCATGCTCTTTTATTAGCTTTTTTATTTACCTTAAATTGATTAGTTTCAATTAATCCCCAATCCGATTTATTATTTGAATCTTTTGTATATATTTTTTCCATTATTTTTTATTTTTAATTAATTTAATATCTGCTTTTAATTTTTCAACTTTATAACCATATTTTTGAAATGCTTTAATAACTTTATTAACACTTTCTTTTGGGGTAAGTCTATTATTTTCAAATAATATCTTATCTGGAAATAAAGACGGGTTAAGAATACAATTTTTTATATAATCTAATAAAATTATACAATCATGTCCTTCTGTGTCTAATTTAAGATATTTTACTTTTTCTATATTATATCTTTTGATTAATTCTTTTGTATTAATAATTTCAACATCCTGAGCTTCTAATATTGCTAACTCTTTCAATCCCCTTAAATCAAAATTTATTCTTTCAGGTCTTTTTAACCCTTTAATAGGTTTATTTTTATTTTCATTAATAGCAAAGTTAAACATTAAATGTGAAGCGTGGGGTTGGGAAATTGAATTACACCCACGTAACCAATTAGGAAAGTTATATTTTTTAATATTTTCAGGTTTAACATAAAAAATTTTATCAATTCCATTATAATTAGATATACCTAAACATACTTTTTTGACATTTTTTTTATTGGGTAAATTAT